GCAGCAATAGCCAACGTCATTAACACGGAGCCCTACAAAGATGCAATCGCCCAAGCGCCGCACCACTTCGAAATCTGGAGACTCGGGGAAGTCGACGAAGACGGGTTCCTCCACACCAGCAGGGAATTACTCGTCACCTGCGACAGCCTTATACGACCAGACCGAGGGAGAAGCCCGGAGAGCCGCGAAATTGCTGGACAGCTGCCGAACGCGCCTAGCAGGACTGGAAGCCCTCAGAACGCCCGAGAACGCGTTATTGAGGACAGAGCACAAACAGAGGTTGGTGCGGGAAAGGGTCCGTATGGACCAGCTCCAGGAGTACCTCCGGGAGCTTAAGGGGAAAAAAGGTGGTGGGACCACCTAGACCAGTTATATCAAGTAAAGAACTGGTCTAAGCTGCCCTTGACAGACTCAATCACTGTAGAGGGCAGCAATATGGCAAGACGAAGGATGAGTGGCCGTTCACACGGCAGAAAGTTCGCCAAAGGGCGAAAAAAGGGACGCGCCATCAATGCAGGCGCGGGAGTAATGCGAGGCGGATTCCGCCTCTAATGGCGTGCGAGTTCCCACTCGACGCATGGAGACTCGGCGCCCAAGGCCGAGTCTACTTCAAGAACCCGAAAAACGGACTAGCGTACGAGCTAACAAAAATACCGTGCGGACAGTGCATCCTGTGCCGCCTGGAACACGCCAGGCAATGGGCAGTCAGGATCACGCACGAAGCGCAGCTATGGGACGAGTCAAGCTTTATAACCTTGACCTACAACGACGAACACTTGCCGAGCCAAGGTTCGCTGGACTATTCACATCTGCAGAAATTCTGGAGAAGATTGAGAAAACAAGGATACGAGCTGCGCTATTACGCGGTAGGGGAATACGGAGATAACACCCTAAGACCGCACTATCACGCCTGCCTCTTCGGCCAGGCGTTCACAGAAAACAGAATAATCCTAAGAGAAGAACCCACAAGATTGTGGACAAACCCAGTGCTGGAAGAAGCCTGGGGAATGGGTAACGTAAGCGTGGGCGCTTTGACATTTCAAACCGCACAATACACCGCAAGCTACGTCACCAAAAAATTAAACAATAAAAGACGGTACAGAGCCGTCAATAAAGAAACAGGAGAGCTAGAAGACCTCGTACAACCGAGGGCCTTCATGAGCCTAAGACCCGCCATCGGTCGAGACTGGCTGGACCTACATGGCCTAAGCGTCTACGACCACGATCGGGTCATCATCAATGGAAGGCCGCAAAAGCCGGCCAAATACTATGACCGATGGCTAGAGAAAATATCACCAAAGAAATCAGAGCAAATCAAAGAGACGAGGAGGAGCAGAGCTAAAACATTAAACGAGAATCAGACGCACGCACGCGCGGAAAACGCGCGCGCACGCGGAAGAATACAGAATAAGAGCGTGTGACTCTCCCCCCACTAGGGGGGGGTCACACAAAAGAGACGTTTCCCCCGAGGTTGCCCCGCTAACAATCCGGGACAACCTGGGGAAAACGAAGAAAAGAGTAAGAGGAAGAAATTATACAGACACGAAAAACCGTGTCAAGGAATAAGCATATGTACAGAAACAAAACAGCCCGACAGCACAACTTCGCAACCGTTCCACGCGCGGATATCCCGCGGTCTAAGTTCCTGATGAAACAGACCAGGAAACAAGCATTCGATGCGTCGGACCTAGTACCAATCATGGTAGAGGAAGTGTTGCCAGGAGACGTATGGCAACACAAAGAATCAATCATGGCGCGGCTGGCAACGCCAATCGCGCCGGCGGTCGATGATATCGACCTGGAGACGTTCTACTTCTTCGTCCCCAACCGAATACTGGACAACGACGACCAGTGGGAGGACTTCATCAGTGGAACGAATACAAGCATAAACGTGCCGCAGCTGTTCCCACGAACAACCGCAGCGCACGAAGTGGTACAGGGAGGAGTCCTGGACCACATGGGAATACTGCCGCAGACCTACAGCGCAACAGTGATGGGAATCACAGCATTCCCGATACAGGCCTACTTCATGATCTGGAACGAATGGTTCCGAGATCAAAACCTCCAGGAGGAGTGGGTATGGCCTGACACGTATACCGGCTGGTATACGAACGAAATCACCCTGGCGGTAACGACCGCAACCACATGGCAACAAGAGTGCCTGCGGGTGAACAAGAGACACGACTACTTCACAAGCTCACTGCCGTTCGCACAGAAAGGGACAGCCGTAACGCTACCGCTGGGAACATCGGCGCCCGTAGTCGTCAACAACGCAGCAGCAAGCCCGACCTGGTACGACGGAATCAGCGCACTGACCGCAGACGAGCTGCGGGCAACAAACGCAAGCGCGGCCGTAACGCTATCCAGCGGAGCCGCGACAGGAAACTACGACCTGCACTGGTACGACCCGAATCTAAAGGTCGACCTAGCAGCCGCAACAGGAGCAACAATCAACGCCATCAGACTGGCGTTCCAAACACAAAAGCTGCTGGAAAGAGACGCAAGAGGAGGAAGCCGATATGTCGAACAAATACTTAGCCATTTTGGAGTCCGTTCGCCGGACTATCGCCTCCAAAGGCCGGAATACCTGGGGGGCTCTAAGATCCCCATCACCGTCAATCCAATTGCACAAACCGCAACTTACGACGCGGAACCTGCGCTCGACCCAAGCGCAATCGGAAACCTCGGGGCAGAAATGCACGCCTCGGGAAATAAAAGAACCTTCACATACAGCGCAACAGAGCACGGCTACATCCTGGGGCTTGCGACAGTCCGTGCAACACCGACATATCAACAGGGAACAAGGCGCCACTGGCGCAGAAGGACACGGCTCGACTACTACTTCCCGGTGTTCTCACACCTCGGGGAACAAGCCGTAGCCACACAGGAAATCTACCAAGGAACAACCAATGTACCGAGCGTGGCCACCTGGGGATACCAGGAAAGACATGCGGAATACCGCTACACGCCGAACGAAATCACAGGAGTACTACGAAGCACCGCGGCACAGCCGCTGGATTGGTGGCACTACGCGGAGGAATTCTCCGCAGAACCGGCGCTGAATGCACTATTCATCACCGACAAGACAAAAGAAACGCTGGCACGAAGCCTCGCAATAGACACGGCAACCAGCCAGCAATGGAGCGCGCAGATCATCATGGATGTACTGCACGAAAGTAACGTGGCCCGACTGATGCCCGCGTACGCCGTACCGGGGCTCATCGACCACTTCTGATGGAACACGACAAAATAGAAACATACTGGGCACTCTACTTCGAAGCCACATGCGCCATGCACCAACACCCCGGGTCAGGAGCCCGGGGACACAAACGCTTAACGCTAGAAGAATGCGCAGAAGTAGCAGACCAAATGCTAGAAATACACAGAAGGAGATTCCCATGCCCTGGATCATCGGAGGACTTGGAGTCGCAGGCAGCCTCCTGGGAGGACTGTTTGGCGGCAACAGCCAAAGCAAAGCCAACAAAACCAACGTACGCCTGCAAAGGGAACAGCAGGACTGGGAAGAAAGGATCAGCGGAACCTCATACCAAAGGGGAACAAAAGACATGCTCGCCGCGGGACTAAACCCGATGCTCGCATTCAGCCAGGGAGGAGCCTCAACGCCGAGCGTATCGGCGGCAACAGTACAACCGGAGATGGCCATCTCGGAGGGAATACACAGCGCAGCAAACAAAGCCATGCTGGCCCTCCAGGCGGAGAAATACAAAGCCGAAATCGACAACATCAAGGCCAGCACGCAGCAAACAGGAGCGACAACCAGCGGAATCATGCTGGAGAACGTCATCAAGGGACAGGACTCAAGCGCCCAAGGCTTGAGATACAGACTCGAAACCCAAAACCTCAGCGCGCAGAAAATCTACAAGGAAATAGAAGGACTCATCGAAACCAACCGCATGAAGAAAAACGAAGCGGTGCAATTCGAACGAGTAATGCCCTTCCTGCTACAGCTGGCAAAAGCCGACGCGCAGATCAGGGAACAAGGAATACCCGAAGCCGAAGCCAACGCAAAGCTGTGGAAACAGCTGGAGCAATTCGGGGACAAACAGGGATGGGGCGGCGACATGATCGCAAAAGGCATAGCACTAATCAGAGGAATATCACGATGATCTACCAGATCAACAGAATCAAAGCGCGGACCGTGAATAACGAACCGTCGCTAACAGACCAGGCAGGAGCCAAAGATGCGGACATCAACGTAATCGTCGGCCAGTTCCTGATACATGGACAAATGCCAGGAACAACGAAGACGCCCATACCGGGCGCCGACTTCACAAACATGCCGACGGACTTAAGAGGGTTTATCGAGTTGGGAAGATCAATCGAAAACAAAAAAAGACAGCTGCCACCGCAGCTCAAGGGAATGACAACCGCACAGCTCCTGGCGTTGACGCCAGAAGAACTAAAAACAATACTCGCGCCGCCTCAAGAAGAGGCTAAGAAAGAAGAACCGAAATGAAAATATTCGCAGTCAGAGACAGGTTAATTGACTACTTCATGAAGCCCTTCGTCGCCGACGACGAAAAGTCTGTCATGGCAGCAATAGCCAACGTCATTAACACGGAGCCCTACAAAGATGCAATCGCCCAAGCGCCGCACCACTTCGAAATCTGGAGACTCGGGGAAGTCGACGAAGACGGGTTCCTCCACAACAGCAGGGA